AATGTATCGTGGTTAGGTGGACAAGAGTACTTTATTTTAAGAATACAGTAATTAATTAATACTCAAATAATCAAGAGGCTACAAAAAAAAGTAGCCTCTTTTTTTTTGCTATCTTTGTAAAAAGAATAAATTATGCCAATAAACGAAGTACGAAATACGGTATTAGCGATAGCAAATAAAAACAACTACGGATATATTTCACCACAAGACTTTAATCTTTATTGTGCGCAAGCTCAAATGGATATGTTCGAGAATTATTTTTACCAGTACAATAATCAATTACTTAAAGAAAACCAAAGAGCATCTGGCACAGGGTATGCCGATATTACAAAATCATTAATAGAAGTTATTGATAGTTTTTCAGCAACCCAAACTTTAATATCCCCTGGCATAAATTTATTTAATCTACCTTCTAATTATTATTTAGTTAATAAAATTAATTATTATCCTACGGTAAGTACATCAGGAACAACAACCGCAGCAGGTGCGTTAACTTTAACAGACGCTACAGCTACTTTTACAAGTACGGTGACAGCAGGGCAACTTGTTTCATCTACGTCAATTACAAGCACTACTGCTGGGCAAACAGCTTTTGTTATTAGTGTCGATAGCAACACTCAATTAACTTTGTCTCAAAATATATTTGGAACTGCACAAACAATTGGAAATAGTTACACAGTTGTAAATAACACTGGTATTGTAGAAGTGGAGAGAGTTAATCAAGATAAAATATTTTATTTAAATTCTTCACCTCTTACATCTCCCTCGGCAGGATATCCTGCATACGTTTTAGGTGGTGCTACTACTACAGAGTCTGGAAACACGATAAGTGTTTATCCAACTACATTAACAACACCAGGGACAATAATGTCTCAGTATGTTAGGTATCCTAATCCACCAAACTGGACTTACGCTACCTTATTAGCAGGAGAGCCTTTATTTGATTCTACAGCCGCTGATTATCAAGACTTTGAATTACCATTATCTGATGAGCCTACTTTGATAGCAAAAATATGTCAGTATGTAGGTATTGAAATAAGAGAGGCTGATGTTTATCAATTTGGTACTCAAGAGTTACAACAAGAACAACAAACACAAGGATAGATGGCATATATAAACGACTACGCATATTACGCAAATTCAGGAACAGCGCCAACGGACACTAATTGGGGTTCGTATCAGTATGTTTCATTGGCAGATATAGTTAACAACTTTATGTTAATGTACCAAGGAAACCACGAATTAATAAACAATATTGAAAGATATCAAATATTATTTCACGCAAAACGAGGTGTTCAAGAATTAAATTATGATGCAATGAAGGAAGTAAAAATTCTTCAATTAGACATTACTCAACAATTAAGATTTGTATTACCTCAAGATTATGTAAATTGGGTTAGAATTTCTCAATTTAGAAACGGAGGTTTACATCCTTTATCAGAAAACATTCAAACAAATTGGTCTTCTGCTTATTTGCAAGACAATAATTCTAATATTTTATTTGACCAAAATGGAAATGTTTTAAGACCCCAAGATTCTGAATTAGATATATCAAGGATTTTAGGTGGTAACAAAAGTATATATTTAAATCAAGGTAGTGCATATAATGGATCTGAGGGTTACTGTTGTGATGGTAATTGGTATTTTGATTATGCTATAGGTGCAAGATTTGGATTAAATACTGAAACTGCAAACTCAAATCCTACGTTTACGATAGATAAACAATCTGGAGTAATTAATTTCAGTAACATATCAGGAGCTGCTTCGGTAGTTTTAGAGTATGTGTCAGACGGAATGAAAAACGGTGTTGATACTGAGGTGCAAGTAAATAAATTATTTGAAGAATATATTTATGCTTATATTAAATACTCTATTTTAAATGGTAGATTAGGTGTACAAGAATACATTGTAAATAGAGCAAGAAAAGACAAATCTTCTTTACTACGAAATGCAAAAATAAGATTAAGTAATATACATCCTGGAAGACTTCTAATGAACTTAAGAGGCCAGAATAAAATTATAAAATAATATGCCAATAGTTACAACAAATTTTATTGCAGGTAGAATGAATAAAGCTGTGGATGAAAGACTTCTTCCTCCAGGTGAATATGTTGATGCTCAAAATGTCCGTTTAGGTTCTACAGAGTCTACTGAAATCGGAGCTGTAGAGAACTCAAAAGGAAACGAGCAGCTAACTACTATTCAATACGATGGTGAGCCTTTAAGTGCAGCCGCTGTATGTATAGGGGCGTATCAAGATGGTGTTAGAGAAGTTATTTACTGGTTTATTCATGACGGTTCAAATCTTCAAGCTCCTGGTGGAGTTGTTGATTTAGTGGTGTCATATAATACAACTGATGAAATAGTTAATTATCATGTCATTACAGTAGGACTTTTAAATTTTGATTCTGCATTTTTAATAACAGGAGTTGATTTAATTGAAAATTTATTATTTTGGACAGATGATAAAAACCCTCCTCGAACAATAAATATAGATAGAAATTATCCAGCACCAATTTCAAATGTAGATCAAATTATAGAAGAAGATATATCTGTAGTGGTTAAGCCACCTGGTTTTGAAAACATTGTAGGGGGAAATATTCCTTTACCAGCACCAACATTAAGTTTTTTAAATATCGCTGGAAATCAAAACTATATTGAAAATAGATTTTTGTGTTTTGCGTATCGATATAGGTATGAAGATGGGCAGTATAGTGCAACGTCTTTATTCTCGAATCCAGGTTTTGTTCCTCGTCCATTTCAATTTAGTACAAAGAACTATTGTAATGACGGAATGTTAAATCTGTATAACGGAATTGAAATTCAATTTTCTACAGGAAGCTCAAGAGTTAAAGAAGTTGATTTGTTATTTAAAGATACTAATTCAACAACACTTAATGTAATAGAAAGATTTAAAAAAGAAGATTTTGGTTGGGCTAATAATACAACTAAATCATTCACTTTTACTAACAATAAAATATACACTGTATTAGGTAATGACGAATTACTTAGACAGTTTGATAATGTACCAAGATTAGCAAAAGCTCAAACAATACAAGGCAATCGTTTAATGTATGGTAATTATGTAGATGGTTATAATATTTCAAGACCTGATGCAGATGGAAACAAAATTGCTATTGACTTTAACACAAGTTTAATTAGTACTATTTTAGGAGAAGCTCAATTGCCATTAGCTCTTTTAAATAGTGGACTAACATACACGTTAGACCCAAACCCTGGACAAAGTGAAATAATTGATAACTCAAAAGCTACAGTTGATTTTACTTTAATTGCTGACAAATTAAAAACTAATGCTTTAATAGGATTTACATTTAGTTTTGAAAGCGATAAAAGAGTTTTTTTTCCAAATGATACTACTGCTGCTACTGCAAATATTAATTTTAAAAATCAGTCATTTTCTCTTTCTGTAAATATAACATTAGACCAAGACTATTCAAGTCCGTATGATTTTTTTAATAGTCCTTTGTTTGCAGAACGTATTGGAACTATTCTTGGAACTAATTTTCAACCCCTTGCCACAGCAGATCAAGGAAACTCATTAACAGATTTTTTTAATAATGAACTTTCTTCTCCAGGTATAGGAACATATCCTTTTGTTAAATTTAATAGTAGTATTTCAGATGCTTCATTACAACAAGGATTTAATATTTCAAATTTTTCTCCAGGATCAAACACTTGTGACATTCAGACTATTGCAATGGCATTTCAAAGTATTGATACATCAGTTCCTGCAACCCCTATAACAACTACTTTATATGAATATTTTAGATTTGTATCTGTAGAATCTGCTTTTACAACAGACTTAGATACAGGAAGTTTACATAGTGATCGTGATTTTGAAACAGGTATTGTGTATAGTGACGAGTATGGAAGGTCTTCTACAGTTTTGGTTTCTGAATTTAATACTGTTTATGTAGAACCAGGTAATAGTGTTACTGCAAATAGCATACAAGTTGCGGTATCATCTAGAGCGCCATATTGGGCTGAACGATATAAGTTTGTAGTTAAACCAAGTAAAGCAGGTTATGAAACTATTTTTTGTAATTTTTACTACATTAGACCAAGTGATAATATGGTTTTCTTTAGGCTTGAAGGAGATAACGCAAACAAAGTTCAAAAAGGACAAACTCTTGCGGTAAAAGCAGATGTAAGTGGACCGCTATCAAGAGTTGAAACATGTGAGATTTTAGAAATAGGTGCAGAGCCAACAAATTTTTTAGATGATGACAATGAGTTTGGGGATGGATCTTTTCAATTGAAAGGACTATACATGCAAATTAAAAATCAAAATTTTGATATTGTTATACCAGACGATTCTCTTATAGAATTTGGAAATGAAAAGGTAAGAGACGCTGGTCGTGGTAGTAATAGTTGCAATTCTAGAAAAAGAATTGCATATAAGTGTTTTACTAAAGATTCTACCACAAATGTGACTACAAATTATAGTGTACCAGGTGGTACTGTTATAAGAATAAAAGTTGTAATGTTTCGTAATGATACATATAATGGTGGAGCTTGTGAAGAAAGACTGTGGGAATGGGAACAAGAATATGTAGCAAGTAAAGATTACAATGACATGAGACTGTGGTGGATTGGAGATAATATAGACCCAGGCCTTGCGCAACCAGGAAATGTGGTTGAAGGTGATGTTCCAACATTAGGATTAAATGTTACCACTTTGGCAGTACCTAATGCTGGTTCTGCTGGTATAGCAGCTAATATGGATTGTACTCGTGACGCAGTAACTTTTCAGTGGATACAAGCTAATACTCAATTAATATCTGACCCTTTGCATTTAGGAGTATCTTCTGGAGTACCAGGATGTAATAGAACTTTTCCTCAAGCTGACAGAACATCTAATTTAGATGTTGAGTTAATAGTTTTTAGAGCAAATACTTTAATAGTATTTGAAACAGAACCGAATGATGCTAATGCAGAATTGTATTACGATGCATCTCAATCTTTTCCTATATCGCAACCAAATGGTTTTCATATGTCTGGAGTTAATACTGATTTAGGAGATCAAAATCAAACCGCTTCTCAAGACGCTGTAGTTAATTTAGATTTTAGAGACTGTTTTTCATTTGGTAATGGAGTAGAAAGTTTTAAAATAAAAGATCAATTAGCAGGAAGATCATTTCAGTTAGGCCAAAGAGTATTAG